TTCAAATGTGGAAGGACACCATTGACTGAATGTCCCACCCCAAAAGAATACGTATTTATCTGTTATCATTATTGTTATTTTTTATCTTAAATATTCTAAAGATGGTTTTAGACTTGTTATTCTTGCTCTACTACGAATATCTTCAAATTTCGTTTCAACCAATAATTTACCATCTTCAAAAATAGTTATTAATTCATCACGTGAACTTTCATACTTATCTTCTAATGAAGTTACTGTATAATAAGTGTTATCATTGTAATCTTTAACCAATTTCAAACGACCTTGTTTAGATTTTTTGAATGATGGTTTTAAATCACCATTTTCATCAACCTCTGTTGGTGATTTAACTAAATCACGTTGTTCACCATTTACAACTGCAAAACATGCTTTTGTTGCAAAGTTTTGTGTATCACGATTGATATCAGCTTGTAATAATTTACCACCCATACCAAACACAATGTTCTCAGCAGAAATACCTAATCTGTATAACTCTTCGTAAATCTCACGAATTGAATTAATGTTTACACCATCACCTTGGATTACACGAACTTGTGGTGGTAATACTTTGAACCCTTTGTCGTTTACTGTGTAACCAAATTTATCAAACAATATTTCAAATACTGCTTTCAACGTGTTGACAACGTGACCAGAATCTGGACGGATAACTAATTGGTTACCTGGAGTTGATGGACGAGATAGAATCAAATCACGTAACTCAGTTCCCCATTTCTCAGAACATGCACGTAAGATGTGATAAGAGTCAGATACACACGCTACAATTCCAGTAGGGTATTTCTCCAACGTTCTTCTCATCATTTCAACCTCACCTTCTTCACCTTTCATAGTCATGATAGAGTGTTCAGTTGCTGGTACAGATAATCCAAAGATTGTATCTGTATTGTAGTAATCACAAATACGTTTTGATGCAGCTGTTGTATCAGAACCCATAAAGTTAATCAAGTGTGCAGCGCCACCATAACCAGCTGATTGTACTGAAGATACACCTCTGAAACCGAAATCATTCAATACGAACTCAATAACTGTATTCATTATATCAGTTGGTAACGCAACAGTTTTGTCAAAATATTCAATAACGATTTTTTTGACCTCACGTGATAACGTAGCAACTGTGATTGGATACCATAATTGCATCATGATAGTTTCTAAGAAGTTAGTTAACCAATAACAATTAGGGTCAGTGTTCTCAATAGTCATAAGAACGTTTTTAACACCTACTACTGTACCTTCTTTTACTGCTTTGATACGTACTGGTAATTTACCACCATGAACATCAATAATGTATTGGAATTTAGATTTGTCAAACACATCATCACGACCAAACACACCATGTTTAGTACCTAAGTACTCATACGCTTCTTCTAATTCTTCTTGTGTGATTGCAACACCTTCCAAATATTCTTTGATGAACATTTCTAAACCAAACCATACGGTTTCGCTAAATTTACCACCACGTGATTCCATATATGAATAAACAGTTGTTGTATTGTCTTCGTAGAATTTGTGGTGTGAATACTTATAAGCATCACCCATAAGTACTAGGTTGTTAGGTTTATCCAATACTTTTGAAATAAGACCTTCCAATGTTTCAATTTCAGACCAATCTTTGTTTTTGATTGCTTCTGCTAATCTAGATTTAATCACATTTTTTAACGCTAAATCTCTCTTCATTCTTCTAGTTTCTGATTGCATACTATTTTATGTTTACTATTATTATATTCTTTTCTAATTTCTCTGCTTTGGTGATACTATCTTTAGTTCCTTTAGATTCACCGTCCCAAAATGCTATTATTGTATCAGCATTGTTAACAATATCGGTATTTCTCAATGGACCAGCAGCTGGTCCATGTTTCTTCCAATCTGGTTTAAAGATAAGTGTTTGAATGTTATTTTCATTTGCATATCTTTCACCCAACGAATCAGCACCTTTTGCACCACCACTAACCAACAATGTTATATTGAGTGGTGATAAGGTTGTTTTAACCAATTCATAATTGTTAAAATTTCTACTACCTATTACTGCTACTTTCATGCTATACTTTCGCCATATTTAATTTTTGCTTCTTTAATTTTACCCTCACCAGTGTTTTTCTCAATCAACTGTGTTTTAAGTAAAAATCTGATTAATTTTTCAAACAATTCTTGGTGTTCTGTCATAATTTGAGATAATTCAATATCAAATGGGTTAACCCAATGCAAAGATGCAATATCATCAGATGGTTCAATTCTACCCCATAAGAATTTACCAATAAACAATGTTGTCATGATACCAGATTCTGTTTTAGCATAACGCCAATCGTTTACAGCACCACTACAAACATACTTTATATCTTCAATTTCAGCATTACCACCAGTTTCTTCTTTAAATTCACGTTTTGCTGCTCTTTCCCATGACTCATCAGTTCTATCAACAAACCCACCAATAAAACGATAATTGTCTTCGTTTGGTTTTTTAGCCATTAGGATTTGCCCTTTATCGTTATATACTGTAATATCAACAGTAGGATAAGTAACTGGTCTAGCAGCGTATGTTGCGTGGATTACACCAGCTCTAAAGTCTTCTGATGCTAATATTTTTCTTGATACTTCTTTACGTACTTCTGTACCAGAGTAAAACACATCGGTTGTATATTCTATAATCGGATATTTACCATTATAGTAAGGGATAAATGAGTCACGACTACCATACAATACCGCTGATAAATCACCAAAAGGCACTTTAATTTCAGCATCTAGCGTTTGCGACCATTGTGTGTCAGAGCGTTTATCTTTAAGTGGTAACACAACAGCTTCTGGGTATGCTGCTTGTATCATTGCTCTTCTTGTTGCAAAATCCAATGGATTGTTTTTTGTGTTAGGTATAACTGATACACCTAAAAAGATTATTACTTTTTTATGGTTTTTAAACACCATATCTAATAGTTTCTTTTGACCATCATGTAGTTGGTGTACTTGAAACCTTGCTACGACAACACCGATTTGATAATCGGTTGCGTTAATATTTGATTTTTGTTCCATATCTTTTTTATTTAATACAAATGTATGAAAAAAAATCCGAATAATCAAATTATTCGGACTCTTTTTTTATCTAATAAAACCCATTGTGGATTTTTCTTTTTCGACTTGACTGGAATAGAATCCTTTGTATGATTCTGTAATCAATGATACAGTATCATTGATACCCCAGTTTTCGTCATCTTCTGACATTTCTCTGATGTTATCAGCTAAGTTAGCGATAAACGCACCAGTGATTTTTGCTTTTTTACCGTTTATTGTTCCAGTCAAAGCATCATAAACGTCTTTAACTCTCCATTGCTCTGGTAAATGAATATCACATACTTTGATGATTTGTTCTTCATCTAAGAAACTATAATCCAACGTGAAATTAAAACGACCTGGTCTTTCAGCAGCTTTATCAACCAATCCTTTATCGTTAGTTGACGCTAACAAACTAATTTTTCGTTTCTTCACACCATCAAAGAAAGATAAGAACTGACCTAATAATCTAGTGTAACTTCCGTTATCACGTGAACCTAAATATAAGTCGATGTCGTCCATAATGATTACAGCGTTCTCAAATATTTCACAAGACTCCATAATCATTGTTAAATCATCAGCGTGAGTAAAATCTGGGATAATAAACGTTACATTTGGTACTAGTTTTCTACACATTTCACGAATTGATTCCGTTTTACCAGTTCCTGGTTCTCCATTAAGTAAGTATCTAGCATTACCACCTCTAGAAACTCTAGTAACAAAGTGTTCAATGAATTTTCTTTGAGTTTCATTCAAAATTAATTCATTTGATGATTCTTGAATATCAATAATCTCAATTCCTTTGAATCTATAATCTCTTAATTTAACTTTGATACACTTACCAACATATTCAGAATTGTTAAACGCAATCTTTTTAATGTCTTTAAAGATTTCAAAAAGTTTTGTTTCATCCATCATATTTTTACAAGCAATGTGAAGTTGCATAATTAATTCACCTCTTCCATCAATATAGATTTTAGTTTGAAAAATAAAATCGTTATCAACGTCTTTGATTTTACCTTTAAACCAGAACGATTCAGTGTTATCAAACGCACCATTAAAATCGATACGACCAACACCATCAGTTTTACCATAACTGTCTAATGTGATATCAGTTTTAATTTTTTTACGATAAGTATCGTATAAAAAAGAGTTAATTACAGCTAATTCGATAATACTAATATCATCAGTATATCTATCAGTTTGATATTCTTCTAGTTCTAACTCATCATTAGTTTCAACTGCTGTAACACCCAAACTAGGGTATTCAGTTTCTATTGTTTCATTATTTTTCATATATTTATTTCGTAATGTACCTATATCATTTCTAGCATATGAAGCTTCTCTACTTAATTTTTCAATTAACCTTTCATGCTTTTTAATTATGTAATCTTCAATTTTTTTCTTTTTTTCGCTCATATTGTTTTAGTTTAGTGGTGTCCAACTTTCTCGATTTCTTTTGTTGACATCATCTGTTTCAAATCAGTATAATGTAATGGTGTATAATCTGTCATACAACAACCAACATCAGTTACTTTTTTACTATAATACCATTCATAACTTGGGTCTTTCATCAATGAACCATGACAATGACCATGCAAATGCCATGCGCCATGGTGTGCTTTATCCCAAGATAGTATTGGGTAGTGCATCATCATAATATCTTGCCATTTTCTAGGGTTGTCTGGGTCTAACACCGATAAGTTGACATAATCACTCACTGTTTCAAATCGATTAAGTTTACGTATGTCTTTTTCCTTGTCATGGTTACCCAATATGTAATGGATTTTACCTTTTAATTGATTAACTAACTCTTGTGTTTGTTTTCCATTTTTATCAAATGATAAATCACCTAGATAAAAAACCACATCTTCGTCATCAACATAATGGTTCCAATTTTCAATAAGAGCGTTGTTCATTTCTTCTACATCAGCAAATGGTCGTTCATCGTATTTTATTACATTTGCATGACAAAAGTGATAATCAGATGTAAACCAAATTCGTTGATGGTCTAATTTTAATCTCATATGTTAATTAAATAATTAAATGTTAATAATAACTGTGTATAATGTAACACTTGGTCAAAACCTATGACAACAAAGAAATCATGGTAATTTTCTTCTTTGTATAATCTACTAGTCCATCTACTAGTAAAGTAATCTGTTACCCAATGCATTGCAAATATAGCGATAAATGATAACCATACACCACTAAATGTTATATGTATTGATGAAAACGGTAATACTAACGCCCATAAAAAGATAGTTGCAAATGTATAAACAGTAACATGCAATGTAAGATAGTAGTTACTGCTACTTTTTCTAGTGCTCATATGATGGGTTTGCAGAACAAAATCTGCAAACCAATGCACTAGTAATATAAATAAAACATACCAAATCATGCTAATACTTCTTTAACGATTTTTGACACTACTGCGTTATCTGCTTGACCTTTATACGCTTTATTGAACGCACCCATCATTTTACCAACATCATCAATACCATCTTTTTTAAATGTTCTGATGATTGAACGAATACTAATTTCATCCATTAAAGTTGGTAAGTATGGTTTAATGTATTCTAACTCAGCTAATGATTCAGCTGTGTTAGTTTGTTTCAAAGATTTTTCAATTTTCTTCAAAATACCCATAACTGTTTCATCATCGTCTTTACCAGAGCGACCAACTTCGTTTTGGATTTCACCTTTCACAACACCTAAAAAATTTTTTTTGTTCATGTCTTTAGCTTTAAAAGCCTCCATGAAATCTGCGTTAATTCTTTCTTTTAAACTCATTTTGTTTTATTTTAAATTAAAATTGATTCCCATCACCTTCATCAATCATTCTGATACAATACCCTTCGTATTCTTCATGAAATTCTTCTATCTCATATATAAAGTTTTCTCGCTCATCTTCGTAAGCATCATCTTCCCAATCCATATCGTTTGTTGGGTCTTCTTTTGACTCCTCATAATTATACCACGCAAAGAAACCTTCTGGGTCTTTCTTGTATACAACAACACCAGTTGGGTCATATGTTTCATCATTGTATTTGTTTACAATGTATGCATCTGGGTCAACTTCAACAACCAATTCAAAAAGTCTCATTAAAAACTCATGTGGATAATAATTTGCTGATGCTATATTCCATCTATCCATATCGATATCGTTTTCGATATAAACCCATTTAGCACCCATGTTGTCTAAAGACCAATTAATTAAAACGCCTTCTTTACCATCTTTATCGATAACTGTTTCTGGTTCATCGTAAAAAGCTTTTGCAAAGCTAACCATATCACTATAACCACCAGCTACTTCGAATCTTTCGTTGATTTTATCAATCGCCTCATCGTTAGCGTAAATTTGTACAATATTTGTTACTGTATTTGCCATTTATTTTTGTTTTTTAATTACTAAATAATGATGATAACCTTTATCACCGTCTGTCGCATAGAAAGCATATTTTAATTCGCCATTTTTAACCCTTTCAGCTATTTTAGCTTTTTCTTCAGCTTTAGCTTCAACAAATATTCTTTCATACTTGTTTTCAGCCTTTTTTACTTTAACAGTTTCTTCTGCTTCAGTTTTAACTTCTGGTTTAATTGGTTGTTTAGCAACAACTTTTGGTTTAGTTTCCTCAACGACAATAGGCTTTTCTTCCGCAACCACTCTTTTTTTGGGTTCAGATTTAACTATTGGTTTTGGTTGTGCTTTTTTCCTTTCAATACTCATAGGACAAATGTACAAACAAAAAATTAATAAAACAAATTAAATTACGATTTTCTTACAAAATATTTAAAACGATATTTGAAACCGTTTTCCTCATAGATAGCGCTTTCGTAGATATTAGTCCACTCTTCTTCATTAAAACCTTCAAGGTATGTATCACCTTCAACATCTGATAAAACCTCTGTTAAATACAATTTACGTGCAATTGGGAATAGTTCTTTGTAGATTTCACCACCACCAATAACAAAATGTTCTTCAATTCCTAAATTAAAAGAAGACATTTCATATGCTCGTTTAATCATATCTAAATTATTCATAACTATAGCGCCTTCAGCTTGGTAATTTTCATCTCTAGTTATGATGATGTTTTCTCTGTTGGGTAATGGTCTAAATTTTTCTGGTAGTGATTCCCAACACTTACGACCCATGTATACACGTTTTCCAGATGTTAAGTTTTTAAAATTCTTTAAATCATCTGGAATATGCCATGGCAATTCATTATTCTTACCAATGACCATGTTGGTAGACGCTGCTACTATAATACTTAACATCTCTTTTTACGAATTATTTCACCATTTTCTTCAGTTATTGAAACTAGTGTGTGTTTATCATACGTTGCGACATCAAAAACAACTGAACGTTTTTGGTCTAACCAACGTTTAAATATTAATTCACCTTTTGCGTTATATAGGTATAACTCATTACCTATAATTTCCTTTTTAAATGTTCCTTCCATAATGAAACTAGGGGTTTGTAAATATAAACTAAATTAACTAAAATAACCATGACGTTTAAAAACACCAATGGGTATCTTCCATGATAAGTTGAATACACGACAAATAGCATACAACCTAAAGTATTTAATAATCTTAATAAAATAATATCTTTAACCATGAAAGATATAAGTACTATTACTGAGGCAAAATATGCCATAATCTCCATATAATAATCCATCCTTAATTTGGGTATCTGATTACATAACTGACGATATATTCAGCTAGTAATTTAATGTTATTTTCGTTGCAATTCATATTAATTTAGTTTAATATTAGTTAATAATTCACAATCTAAACAATATAATGGTGGTTCTTGACCAATCGGTGTGTTTATATATGGTACACCATTATTTGTTCGTATTTCTGTAACTTTACAGTTATCATACTTACAGTGAACAAAACACATTGCTGCGTTACATCTATTACACATAGCAACTGGTTCACCAAAACTAATTGAGATTCTTGGTTTCATTTTGAATAGCAATTTCTTTTTCTTCAGTGCTCAAAAGACCTTTACCATACTTCTCAATTCTTTCGTAATACCTTTTCTTAACTTCTTCTGTTATTGGAATTGGTTTACCTTCATCGTTTATTCTAACAAACTTTATATTTGTTTTAATTGCTATTTCTTGGTCGCCAGTGTAAACATCGTGTTTTCTTAATTCAACATACAAAGTTACTGATGTTTTACCAAAATTCAAAACTTTTGCGTATAGTTTAATTATGTTATTAACTTTAACTGGTTTGTCGAATATCAAATCATCAATTTTAACAGTTACAACTCTTGGGGTATCACATATTTGCGCCACATACGCTGCACTGCTTTCATCAATTATTGATATCAACCTACCACCAAAAACATTTGAATGTACACCGACATCACTGGTCTTACATAAATAGGTAGTTACTAATTCCATATTTTCTTTTTTCACGAAATAATTAATTAATATTTTTTGACCTTTCTTTCACCTTATTATCTAATTGGTCATTATTTAAGCAGTAGCAGTCACCTTTAAAAACCCAACCTTCGTTTGTTCCAGCGTCATCTACTTCGCCCTTTTTCTTAAATATCGCTTCTTTGAAAAACTTCTCTTTTTCTTTCCAACCAATTATCCAACCTTTTGATAAATCTGATAAAATAGCAACGAAACAATAGTAATCACATTTCTGTCTTATATTGTAAGCGAAGATGTTAGCTCTATGATATGGTTTAGGTTCAAAGTTTTGTAATTTTGTTTTAACGTCAACTTTTTTACCTCTTATTATCATATCGTAATCATATGACCCAACATATTTTGTTATTTTTTTAAATTGGTCCCAAACAATTATTTCACCTAACGCACCAACTTCATTACCTTTTCCTTCAGTTACCGAGCCTTTCAAGACATTGAACTCATAAAGTTCTTTACCCCTTTTTCTTTGGTCGTCAGTAATATCAATCTCAATCATCCCATATTATTTTATTTAAACGTTATTTTAAAGCATTTTTGTTAATTGTTTTATTGATTCAGTAATCAATTCAGCTTTTAATGCGTATTTGTTTTGGTCAGCGACATCAATTAACATACATAATGTTTCACAAACACATTTGATATCGTTGATAATCATTTCACGTGCTTCCTCTTTATTTGTCGGTGATGGAATATCAGCACCTTTACCGATTAAAATTGCTTGTTCTCTGTCAGTATCAACATCAATTGTTATTAAATTCTTCATATTAAAATTTTTACTAAATATACAAATAAAAAATGGCTTTATCAAGTATTTATATATGTAAAACTTAATATTATGGCAAAAGCAGTTAAAACAGTATCTTCTACTAAAATTAGTAAAGGTAAAAAGAAAAGACCAGGAGTTCATTCTAAATGTAAAACTTCAGTATCTAAAAATGCTAAGAACTATAAAAAGAAAAGCGTAGGTCAAGGGTAAAAAAAAGAGGGTTAAATACCCTCTTTTTTTATTTTACATCTGATAATTTAATTTTTAATTCTAATCGTCTATCAAACCATTCTAAAAACTCTTCTTTTGTCATTTCATCAACAATTTTATTGAATCTTTCAGTGATATGTTTTGTATCTATTTCTAAATTTAAATGAGAGTTTTCTGGTTCAACATCATCTTTGTTATCAACCATAGTGTTTAACACACCAACAGATGTCGTTATAGTATCTCTCATTTTCTTAGCCCATGATGACCATATTGATAAATCACCAGTAGTCCAATCAGTTCTTGTTGATTTACTTAATTCATTAGCTAACGTTTTAATTAATTGTTTTTCACTATTCTTCATATTTCAAATTTATTTATAATTTCAAATGGTATAAACCCATCAATTCTAGTTTCAGCCACATCTTCAAAATGATTTAATTCTTCCACATAAAAACCACCCATTGTATAGTTGATAGTTAAAAACATTTTCTTTTCAGCGTCCCACATAGCAACATGTTTACCTCTCCATCTATGACCATTATAATATTCACCACCAATCAAATCTTTTTTAGGTATCATAGCATTAACCATACGTTCTAAACGCTTATGTTCTTTGATTCCTTGTGCTTTTTTTTCTTCTTCGTATTTGGCATGACTTTCTCTGACTTCATCAGCTTTTTCTTTGCCAATCAACTCAACTAATCTTGCGTATTTTTCCTTTTTCATTTGTTTTCTTTTTTATAAGCGTGAACCCAATTGATAAACTTGCTATAATTCTTTCTTACATGCATGCATCTATCCGAAAAACTACCTTTATTATCAGTACAATATTCAGTGAATTTATATATCAATTTCTTTGCTTCACCAAACATATTTTTATCGTTGGCATAGCCTTTTTCTAATAGGTAATTACCAACATGACTATATGTTCCAGTCCATTCTTTAAATCTACTCATAGTGCAAATGTACAAAAAGAAATTGATATAAACAAAAAATGCACGATAAAAATCGTGCATAATTACATGTTGGTTTAATTCTTGTGCGCCCCACGGGCCTCGAACCCGTAACCTTTCCGTTAAAAGCGGAAAGCCCGTCCACTTGAGCTTCGAGCGCAAATGTCACCTTATGGTGAATTTGTACCCCCGATGGGACTCGAACCCATGACCCCTCCATTAAAAGTGGAGTGCTCTAACCAGCTGAGCTACGAAGGCGTAATCTTTCCATTAACACTCGTAACCAGCTTGGCCGAGTGCTTTATCGTTTAATCTTTCGCTTAATGTTGATAAATGTTTTCATAGTTTCTATTTTTTAATGTTTTTATAATTTTATTTTAGTGGGGGCGGCTGGAATTGCACCAACGTTTTATCAAATTTACAGTTTGCGTGAATAATTTTGATTTTGCTGCAAACATTCTTTAATCTAAAAGGCAGAATGTGATTTATCTAACATTTCAACACCCCCATAATATGTGTCTCTCCACATCTGTCACACCACTTTGTATTCTGTTAACCTCACGATGGGCCCTAACGGTAAAACGGTGTCAAAAACCAGTATATTTTTATTTTCTTCCTTTAACCCAACCTTCGTTTAGGTATGTGTCTAACTCTTCTTTCTTAATCTTCTTATTAGAACCATCCTTAGTTATCCAACATGTACCATATTGACTGTTTGATTCACCAATACCTTTACCTTTAGATGATTCAGACATTTTCTTTTTAGTTTGGTCAGAATGATTTTTACCTCTAAATGGTGAACCAAAATCAAAACCAGAATGTTTTTGACCATTACTAATATTCTTACCTCTAATCAACTTTTCTTCTTCAGTTAAATTTGAATGGTAATTTTTAATAATTACAATTTTAAATTTTTCACCATACTTTTCTTTTAGTTTTTCATCACATTTAACCCTACCTAACTTTACACCGTCTTCGGATATAAACCCTCCTTCACCACCAACAACTAAATTCATACACTCATCTTTTGCTATTTCATCTAAAGTAACGATTTCTTTTTCTCTTTTTTTCAAATCGGCTCTAGTTTCACAAAATTCTAAAATTTCTCGCTTGAAATTTGATTTGCCATGTTTTCTAATAGCTAACCTCAATCTATTCCCACTACCTAAATATCCATCATCTAGACTATCGGTACTATGCATTCCTATATAATATCTACCACTTAATATATTAGTAGTTTTATATATAAAATGATACTTTTTTTCTTTCCTCGCCATAATTATATTCTTTTAATATAAATATGTGCTAAAACGTAAAAAGTACAAAAAACGGTCTCGGAGCAGATGAGGTGAATCGAACACCCATCCGAGCCTTGGCAAGGCCCCGTAATAGCCATTATACGACATCTGCATAGAGTGTGGTAGGGCAGCTGTCCCTTGAGGCACCCACACTTGTTGTTCCTCTTTTTGAGCGGATATTCAGAATCGAACTGAAATCCCAGGCTTGGAAGGCTAGTATAATAAAACCATTATACGATATCCGCAAATTTTGAAGAATGACAGTCACGGCCATCTCTAGGTTCATTCTTCTAATGTTAACCGTGGCAAAATATGGCTCGACCCTAGTTAACCTTGAGCCTTTAGTCGGATTCGAACCAACGACCCCTTCATTACAAGTGAAGTGCACTACCAGCTGTGCTATAAAGGCAAAAATGAATTTATTACGTTACTTAATAACTACTAAGTCGATAAAATTCTAAACGGTCTCATAGCGAGTGAGAGCAGTAGGATTCGAACCTACTCAGCGTTAACAACAGATTTACAGTCTGCCCCAGCTCTCCAACTCTGGCGTGCTCCCAAATAACAAGATAGTATGTTACGTGTCAAAATAAAAGTTTGATGTTTGGTAATTTGCTGAAACTATCTTTTATTATTATATTGCAAATGTACAAACTATTTTTTACATATGCAAGTTTTTTTTGTGAAAAAAATTCACTTTTGATTTCCGAGAGGGCTTCGAACCCCCAAATTCTCCCTTCAAAGGGGAGTGACTTTGCCAGTTTGTCTATCGGAAAATAGTCTAATTCTATGCAGTGGGGCTTCACCATATGGCACCCTATGAATTAGTAACAGTCTCTCGTGTCGAATAGGTTGGATTCGAACCAACGTGCTCGGCATTCCAAATGCCGCTAGATAAACCACTCCTATACTACTCGTTATGTGTCTAAATGGCAAGGTTCGAACTTGCGGTCTCTGCGTCCCAAACGCAGCGGAATACCAACTTTCCCACATCTAGATATTTTTAAACCAACATGTCAAATAACGTTCCTATTAATTGGGTGGCATAGGTGCCATAAACAAAAAAACCCAGTCTAGATTTCTCTGAACTGGGCCTTATAAGTGTTTTTATATTTCTTATAATGTAGTCAAGTCAAACAACATGACACGCCCAGTCGATTGCGGTTGTCCGCCTTTCGTATACTGTTTCGGTTGATATGTCATATAAGTTGTTTTCATTTTCTTTTATATTAAATATATGGTTTTTTTAAAAAGTTTAAATTTATACTACAAATGTACGAACTATTTTTACATTTGTCAAGTTTTTTTCAAACTTTTTTTAATTTTTTTTATTTTTATTTATTTCATCCCTTAATTCAGCTGCTTTTTCGTATTCTTCAGCTTGAATCGCTTCTTCTAATAATTCTTCCAAAGACTTAGGGTCTTCAAGTTCAAATGGCATGTCTGAAACTTCTAACTTAACAATTTCACCGTCTTCAACTTCCCATATAGACTTTTTAAAGTATAATTCATCTTCATGATAATACTCTACTCTAGTAGGTTCACCATATTCAGTGTCTATTTTGAATTTTTCATCATCATCAGTTATTTGTCTAGCGTTAGACAACACTTTGATTAATTTGGATAATTCATCACTAAACCCTTCATTTTTAGGTTTTTCCTCTTTTTTATTTTTCTTCTTAGATTCATCTGAATTCTTTTTATTAAAGAACTCTTCGAATAATTCGTCAAATGTTTTCATTTTACTTTTTTTTTTTAATAAATTTTTCATGTAACCCAATAATCTTTTCTCTAATAAGTTTAATAGGATTTATTTTGTAAAGGTACATAAAAAATCCAAAAAAAACAAACGCTAACGTATACATAATTGCCATAGTCATCCAATAATTTTTTGTTAGTAGTGTAATGCTATAAACGACAACATCATAACCCAGTGGGTTTAAAAATAAAGCAATCGTTATAAATGTATTACCTAAAACTCTTTTTTTTAATCTAAAAAATAAGTGCGACAATAAGAAGAACACAAATGCTAATCCATATAGAATGTACATTGTACTCCAATAATCGTTGGTTAACTGCATCAGTTTGAAAACCAGTATGTCGAACCCTAGGGGGTTCAGAAAAGTCGCTATCATTAGACAAATTGTCCCCAGTACTTTTCTGCTTACTATCACATTCACTATCCATTTTTTATTATTTAAAAACAACAACCTTAACTCTACTTAAAAGTTGTTCTTATGAACTAAGTCTTTATTATAAATATCTAATAAAATTAAATATACGTCTATTTTTTAGATAATTCAAGTTATTATCATTATCATATGCTTCTTTTTCAAAAGAAACGTTATAATAACCTTTAGTATAATATTCAATCAAGTACCATATATAAAAAGGGATTATTAACATTTCCAATTGTTGTCTTAGGTGAATTCTTTCATGATTTATCAACTCTGGCGTTGCTTTCACTTTGCTATTAAGAATAACAAAAGGAAAGAACGCCATTGCTGATGGTAATTGACCTCCACCTAAAAAGAATGTCAAAAACCTTAAAAATCTATCACTTACTATTACCATTCCTCTTCAAAGTTATTTTGATAAACCCATATATGATTATATAAGTTTAATATTGTTAATTCAAATTGAAACGCTGGTGTATGTTCAGATTTCCATCTATCAAAATTTATTTTTAAATCAAAAAATGTTATACCATCTTTAAACGACCTTATTGGCGCTAATAATTGCAATTCCAAATTTAATCTTTTTGGTAATCGTCTGTAAAATATAAAACCAATAAATTTTTTCATTGTTAAGATTTTAATAAAATTTCTTTTATGTCTGCAACTAATTTTCTATGTCCATCACCATATTTTGTCCACGCTAAGCCCATTTTCTTTAAGTCATAGTGTTTCAATATGGTTGAATAATCAGTCACTCCTTCTGGGTTACCAATAATATAAATACTGTCAGCTAATTCAGCGGCCAATCTGATATCATGTGTTGAGAATATGATTGTATTATATTCATCAGCATCCAAAATCTTTTGAAATGATGTTTTTACTTTTTCAATGTTCCCAACATCTAATCCAGAGAATGGTTCATCCAAAATCATAAAGTGTTTAGATGATAACATTTGCTCAATGATTGCTGTTCTTTGTCTTTGACCACCAGATAATTCACATGAGTATTTATCTTTATGTTCTAACAAACCCCATTCAGTCAAAAACTCAGTAATCAACTTATCTTTTTCTTCCTTTGTTGCTTTGCTTTTTCTCAAAGCATATTGACAAATTTGATACACTGTTTTATGTCTAAACAACGTGTATTTTTGGTCCACAAACCCTACATCACCCTCAGCTAACACTTTAGCATCGTCTGCAACTTCAGTACTCATGTCACTAATCAAAATCTGACCAGACATTGGTTTAACCAATCCAGTCAACGCTCTGAACAAAGTAGATTTACCTCTACCAGAACGACCTAACACAGCAATTGTTTGGCCAGTAGATGCGTGACCATCTCTTACTATGTTTTTCTCAATGATTGAAACATCTTTAAGAATTGTTTTCCCTTCATATCCAACACTAATGTTATCAACATATAATATTGTATCTTGTTCTCTATAACTCATATTATTTTCTTTTTTTAGATGCTAAAATTAAAAACTTATTTTTTGGTTTATCAGTTACTAATGATGTTGTGGGAACTGGTTTATCTGAATATTTATAATATCTTTCAATAATGTCATTAAGATAATCACTTTCAATATTATACCTACTTTTCATAACTTCACCAATTTCATTAAATATTAAATCAGCTTCATACGTTCTTTTATCATGAATTAAATCTTTATTATCCCATAACAATACTTTTAATTCATCTATTGTTATAATTTCATTTTTCATATTTAATAGTTTGAATATCTGAATATCAACTTACGTAATTTAGTGATGATAAAGTCTAACGATAACCCTACAACAACTATTATTATTTGTAGTGCAATTACTCTACCATTGTCACCCAATTTATCACTATTTTTAATTAAGAATCCCATACCACCAGCAGCTGCTAATATAGATTCAACCGTTACAAGCATCATCCAAACAATTGCTAAGTTTTGTCTTACCAACTCTAACACATAATCTAATCTACCTTTGATAACTACTTCCCATAGAATCTCCCAACGATTGCATCCTAGCGTTTTTGCGTGGTCCAATTCTTCTTTGGGGATGTCTTGTATCATTTGGATAAGAGATGTCGTTAGAAACGTTGTCATGAACACTACAAGCACCCATACTTGAAGACTTCTAGCATCGTTGATGATAATTGCTAAATAGAAAGCAATACCAGTCAATGGAAGATATCTTAATTTGGATATAAACGTTCCTACTGGCTTCATAATTGGAATTGCTGTTGAATATGCAATAACCAATGAGATAATCACTGATAAGAACACAGCGTGTGCACATAAAGCGATTGAACTAACAATGTGAACTACTAACCCTTCAGCCCATAAATCTCCAAACCCATGAATAACTTGTGTTGGTGTTGGGAACATATGTGATGTTCCAAACATATTTAGTGTCCAAAACACCAATATAGCTACTAACCAACCTAACATAATAGTACCTTTAGAAGTACCTTTTAAATCTTGAAATGGTTTTATTAAATTTTTCATATTTTTATTTTTTAAAAGTTTAAAAAAAGCCCCTAACAAACGCTAGGGACTTTAATTAAGTTGTGGTAGATTATTGTAACAATGTTATTTCTACACGTCTGTTTTTCGCTTTACCATCAGCAGTAGCGTTGCTTGCAACTGGATTAGTATCACCTAAACCATCCACAAATTGGATACGAGTTCTAGGGATTCCACGATTAACCAAATAATCAACAACTGAGTTAGCACGACCTCTAGACAATACCATGTTAGATTGTGAGTTACCAACGTTATCAGTGTGACCAATAACTTTCAATTTGGTTTGCTCAGCTTGAATTAACAAGTTGTAGATAGTTTCTAGAGTTTTTTCAGACCCTTGGATAGTTGTACTTGCAGTTGCAAAGTTAATATTCCATTGTCCGTCAGCCATCACTTTAGTTTTATTTTCAGCATAGTTAAACGTTTGTGTTTTACCAGCATCAACATCAGTAATTGATTTCAAAAAGTATAAGTTAACAGCATCTTCGTATTGTACAACACCATCTTTACAAGTTTCATTGAAACCACATGGATTCAAATCTGTCAAGTACATAGATACTTGGTTGTATACCGCTTTATATCTGTTGTTACCATCAGTGATTCCGTAGTATTGCATAGCATCAGCGTAGTTAAACACTCTTGTACCACCAATATTATAATCTAAACCACCTTTTGTACCTTTTTGACCTTTAAACAATTTATACCAATAGTCAGCTGTTTCAAAGTTATATGTTTTTGCAACACATTCAGCAGCTTTACGAGCCCATCTATCGTATTGTTTAATTTGGTTACATGCTGTATAAGTTTGTTTCAAGATATTTGTTACTTCTTTTTCATGTTGTAACGCCCATTCTTTAACAACTATGATTGATGTAGCCATTTGGTTAACAAAGTCCTTTGTAGATACAACATCTGTAAACCCAGTCAATGCATCAAAAGCCATTTTATCACCTGGTGTCCACGTAGTAGCACCATCAATTTTATGGTTAATTGTTTTACCAGTTAATTTACCATCTTTAACTTCTTTCAAAGGTACAGTAAATCCAGTGTTTTGAGATTTAATCAATTCTTTTACAGAGTTGATAAAGTCATCATCTTGTGATGGTACAAAGTTCAATGCATTAGGGTCATAAGTTGTTGGGTCTGGGTTAACTGGTACACCATTTGCAGATGCATAGTTTACTGCTACTACCCAATCTCCGTCACCGATAACAGATGACACAACAGCACCTCTAAGCGTTTGTGGGTTATCTTGCCATACTTTAGGACCTATTAACTTATCTTCACCATATGATAAACCGATTGCACCGATATTAACTACATGATATTTACCTTTACCAAATTTCTCATCTAACGCTTTTTGTGTCGTTGTGATATAGAAAGGTACACCATCACCCATTATCGATACAGCAAAAGCTGATTTTTGTGATTTAGGGTATGCAACACCTTTGCTAAATTCTTCAACGAACTTGATTTGCATATCGCGTAAACCACCAACCATGTCTTGTCGCACGATTTCTAAGTTTACGTTAGCTGCTTCCATTAGAGACCCTTCAGTTGTACGAGGTCCACCATTTGCTACAATCATACCAGAGTTACCATTCCATGCATATTCAGCAATTCTAATTAATTTGCTTTCGTCAAAGTTACCAGAAACTTCTGCACTTGGCAACGGTAATTCAGCACCTTTTGTTACGTTATTCAAATCATCAGTATTGATTGTTAACGCTTTCATTTCTTTCGATACTGCAACTCTTAAACCTGGAGAAACAAAGTATACGATTGTTAATACGATAGCTAAACCTAATCCTACGATTACACCCTCAGCTAAAGTTGTCAATTTTGGTTGTCTTAAAATTCTTCCCATTTTCTTTTTTTTTTTTGTTTTTACTCTTTTTTTTTACTTTACTATTTTACTTTTTATTTTTCTTGTTTCTAAGATTAAAATCTGTATTTTTTAATAGATTTAATCCACTCTAACAAGCAAGAGATTTTTACATGATTCGATGTTTTTGACATTTTTCTTTTTTTTAATTAAACAATTTATATTTCTAATTTCATATCACAAATGTATGGAGAATATTTCAATTCTCCAAACATTTTGTAACATTTTTTTTAAAATAAATCTCCGAAACCTCCAGATTTAACTCTATCTGACTGAGTTAGAACATATTCTGGGTTAGAATATTGTTTTGCCTCTGGGATAATATCTTGACCTACTTTGATTTTGTCAGCGATAACATTTAAGTTTGCATACAATTCATCAGAATCTAATGAATAGTTACTAGTTAACGTTTCGATATCTTTCAAGTTTCCAGCAGTGATTGCGATATCATTAGCGATTGTAGATGTAACAACATCCAACGCATAATCTAACTCCCAACCTTTTGTGAAACCCATCGCATTTTTAGCAGCTGTTGTAGCAGCGTTTGATTTTTGACCAAACTCATAGTCTTTCTTCAACATATCAACAGTGGCATCAAAGTCTTGGATTTTAATATCCATAACAGTTTCAACCATTGTTAATTTTTGACCCATTTTCTTCATAATAGCGGCACGAGAACCGTATTTTTGAACAAAGTCTTTTTGTTGGTTTAATCTGTTAGCTACACGTTGTCCTTCAGCCAATGTTTTTTGCAATTCAGATGCATAATTAACATATTCATCTTCAGCTTTAGCAGCCGTACCCATTTTTTGCACCATTTGGTCCATTGCTAATTTAATCTTTTCAGCTTTACCTTGAAGAGAGATAATTCTAGTTTGACCAGACTCAGCTTCTTTTTCAGCTTTATCAGCTTCAGCTTCCATTTCAGTTTTCAACGATGCAATGTTTTGTTTAGAAATTCTGAACATACGTTGGTTTTCAAGCAACTTAACCTTTTCAGCTTCTAATTGAGCAAAAGGGTCGTATTTAATTAACGCTTTATGTACGTTACGTGTAAATAAACGAATCCCTTTCAAGATAACTGGTGCCATTATAATACCAGCAACGATTAATACTCCAGTCGCAGCCACAGCCATAAATTGGCCAATTGCTTGGAAAACTGGTGGTAATACATATGTCCATGTCAAATAACCAACACCAATTAGTGCGGCCAATTTGAAGAACCAGAACATTCCTTTCTCACCTTTACGGAAGTTGTCTACTTTGGTAGCAATTTCGTTTTGGTTAAAGTGTTTTAAAATTGGTAACTCAGCTAAGTTAGCATTTAGCGTTGTTGTTTTACTTTGTGTACTCATTTTTACTTTTTATTTTATGTTATTAATAATTCCACTTTTAACTTGTTCAATAGATTGAACAATTTGGTTTTTTGCCATTTCATTGGCTCCTATTTTGCTATCTACCTCACTAATCATTGGTGCGTATTTAACGTCAATCACAGACAATTTATTTTCTTTGTCAGCAATCTGTGTTTTGATAGCTTCTAATTGTTGTCTTAACAAAGATAATTCATTTACCAATGACTCATTCTCATGTTGCTTTTGAGCCATTAAATCTTGTTTCTTAGCAAGACCTTTGCTATTGTAATCATTGTAAACTTTGTTGATTTCAGCAATATAAAATTCTGATTGCTGAACTAGTTTATCTTTGCTAATACTTTTATCCATTGCAGATGCCATTGTCAACGCCATTGGATATACTTGAGGGTTGTTAACACCAGCTTGCATGATTGCTTGATAAAACTCATAGAAATCATACCCAGGTTGGTTCAATGAATCGAACCCTCTTTGGTATAACTCTAATGTCGCTTGTAAATGCTCATTAGATACAGATGTTGACATTGTTGGTTGTGGTGTTGGTTCATCACTTTTACCAAACCCAAACACACTAAATATACCACCACTTTCTTCACTTGTAGGTGTTGATGTGGGGAATTTTGTTGTAGATGGCGTAGGTGTTACAGCCTCTTGTTTTGGTTCGTTAGCGTTTTCATCACTAACGATAAATAAATCTTTTAATCCCATTTTCTAAATTTTTAACGTTGATACAAATGTATAGATAATATTTTAATTATGCAAACTTTTCTGGAACTTTTTCTATGTGTCTTGTTAAAATAATATAAGAACACCATGCAATGTCTTCTGTTTGCTCAAAAAAACCTTCTTGTATTTTATAATGTGACATATCACAATTCCATAACGCTGATTCAATACCTTCACCAAATCGATTGATGTTGGTTGGTTCTACTCTAGGTACTGGAACTTTTAGGGTTTCTGGTAGATATTTTTCTTCCAATTTATGATACCATTTACGATTATCATAAAAAACTTTTAAATAACCTTCTTTATCTTCTTCCCTTTTTTTATCACTAAACCAATATGGTTCTTCATTTTTCTGTAAGGTTTCCCATTCAGCAGTTTCTTCTTCTGATACTTGGATGATTTTTCTAGATTTTAGCATGTCTGTGCTAAGTGTTGGTAAATGTAGTGCTACAATGTATTCACCAACCATCATACCTAATTGATAATTCAACGGTATTGTACTTTTCTTACTCATTTAAAACATTTTAATAATAAAACATTGTTGAAACAGAGTGGATTCGAACCACTATCTCACTCTTTGTACGTACCGCAGAGCGTAATACCATTATACTACTGTCCAATCCTTTTGGGCCGAGAGTTTAACCTCCGAGCATCCACCACTTTGTTTTACTAAACAAAGAAAATAAGAAGAACAGAGACTAGTGGGAATTTACCCATTGTGGCCACAATCTCATTCAACCTACGGTTACAAACCGCAATAATTGAACTAACACTAGTTTGTTCTTGTACAGCGTGTTGGAATCGAACCAACGTCCCCCACTTCTATAGAGTGGACTCTACCACTGGAGCTAACGCTGTAAATGAGTACCAAGATTGCCCTTTTTTTTGTGCTACCCTTACACCACACGCCCCTACCTCTGTTTTAGGACATGCTGGGATTCGAACCCAGTCCCTTTGTTATCTATACAAATTTTTAGTTAACTTGCTGAAACAATCTTTTAATTACTCTGTAAGACAGAGGACTTAATACTGGGGGAACAAGATTACTTTTTTGATACGTGCTCTATCCGCTGAGCTAACCGCCCAATTAAGGACAGTATGGGATTCGAACCCATGACCACGAGGTTAACAGCCTATTCAGTTTTTGTTGCTGAAATAATCTTTCTTTCCCTTGTAACATTCTACGCAGTTCCCCACGTAGAATATTATTGCTAATTACTTACCAGCTGGTGCAACGTTAATTGAACCTACTGACCCAGCTTTTGCTCTTTCGATACCAGCTGAACGCTCTGCATCTAATTGTGCATACAACTTAGTCACTTGTTCTTGTAAGAACTCGTTTTGAGTTGCTAATGTACCAATTTTAGCAGCGTTCTCAGCAGCGATTGCTTTGTTCTCAGAGTGAATCAATTTGATTTCATTCTCGTACTGAGATTTCAAAGTAGCAGCAACTGTTGCAACTTCTTTCTTCACTGTGTTTTCAGTGTTAGCTTTAGTTGAGTCTAACTCAGAACGTAAAGTTGTTAATTCACTTGTTGCGATAGAAGTGTATCCGTTTGCACGTAACCACTCGTTAACAACTCTTTATTGGTTAGCTTTGAAAGACAATTCTAACTCAACGTCAGCTTGTCTACGTTTCTCAGCGTACTCTACTTCTAATGAAGCGATAGCTTCTTCTTTGTTAGCTACTAACAATGTTAATTGGTCAGCTTGCTCAGACAATGTTGTTACAGTTGCTGTAGCAGCTTTCAATTCGTTAACAGCTTTAGTGATTTGCGCTGCCGCTTGTCCTAAAACTACTTCTGTGTTTGCAGAAGCTTTTCTTGCTGGTGTACTTTTTGTCGCCATACTCTTTTTACTTTTTTTTTTACTTTTTTATTATGATTATTATATCCAATTTTTATGTTACTAATGTACGAACATTTGATTCAAAATGCAAGTTTTTTTTGTAACTTTTTCAACTTTTTTTTTAATTTATGGAATCGTTGACTTCCATGTTTAGATATAAATCAACATCTATATCTCTAAAAATTCTAAGATAACCATCTTCACATTCAATAGTGATATAATTATTCTTTAAATTTCTATCAGATTGTAAACAATTACCACAATCCATTTTTACAATTCTACCAACTGGTAATTTTAACTCTTTGGTGTTCCAAAGTTTTTTTGGTTTTCTGTAAACCTCAACAGTTTGAGTTACAACTTGTGTTTGAACTGGAATATCCAAATCAATTCTTTGCACTTCAACCGTTTCTTCTTGTTTTGGTTGTTCTTTACATGAAATCAATCCAATACCAATAACAAACATTAAAACAATTTTCTTCATGTTTTTTTTTTATTTAACAATGTTCACCATCACCATCACCTCTTAACACTAGCTTATCACCAACACTTAAACTATCAATAAATTTTTGTGTTATAGTAAATGAATCCGTATCAGAGTTATCATTGTGACAATATATCCAACCACTACAACTAGCTAAATTTTGTTCATCTTCGATAAATGAAGGAGTACTTGCATCCCAACCATGGAAATTTTTAGATAGAACTTTAAGGTCTAAAAATTTAAGCTTGTTTTCTAAGTCTTTAATTTCAACATAAAAATCTAACCCTTCAATATCAATTAATTCTAAAACATCTTCGAATTTATCTTCAAATTGTTCCCACATTTTGTTTTCTATAAATTCTTTAGCGTTAACATTTTCTAACCCTAATTCAGCCATAGTAATCTCTTCATAAAGGTCTTCATCTTCATCATCAGCAACAACCATGATTAAAACATCGTTTTTCTTTAAATCTTCATAAGATTTACGTTGTTTAAAACTATTTTTGTTTTTTTCAATGAACTTTTTTATATCTTCAGAAGAATTTTCTTCTTTTTTTGTGATACCAATTCTTTTAACCAAAGATAAACTAGCATCCCATGAACCACAACTTCCCATTTGTTTTTTTTTTATTTTACGTTATTTTGTGTTGCCAGTAGGATTCGAACCTACAGTGTTATGTCACAACCCCCGTTTACCCCATCACCCACACTTGACAAGGTGTAGTCTAGTCTTTACAGACGGGTCAGTGGAGTGAGTCTACCAAATTTCTCCATAGCAACGATTGGTGTCCCTTCCACACGTGGATTGATTAAGGGGACTCTCGCCCCGTCACCAAAACCCAAACAGCTTAACTACGGGAATAGTTTCTGTTCCGTGTGGCACCAATATTAAAAATTAGTCATGTCTGTAGCTTCTGACATAGTTACCTATGATTATCAACCGTTTTGTTGCACCTAATAGAACTAATTTTATTTTCTTCCTTTAACCCATCCTTTATTTAGGTAGATATCAAGGTCATCTTTTTTAATCTTTTTATTCGAACCATCTTTGGTTATCCAACAAGTACCATATTGACTGTTTGATTCACCAATACCTTTACCTTTAGATGCTTCACTTATTTTCTGTTTAGATTCCTCAGTATGTTGTTTACCAGCAAAAAACCCAACATTACCATTTTCATTATAAAATTTAATTAAAGATTCGCTAATCTTATTTTTAATTTTATCTGTAGACATAGTTTTTTTCATATTTTCAATTCGTTTAGATTGATTAATTTTTAAATTTTGTAATCCAACCAATAAAAATTTTTTTCTATGTTCTTCATTAATAAAACCTCCAGTACCACCGCCTTTTAAATTCATACAGTTGTTATCTGTAATCATTTCTTCACTGATTGCTTTTATTTCAGCTTCAACCAATAACTCACGTGTATCAAAGAACTCTAATATCTCTTTTTTATGGTTTTCAACACCATATTTACGTATGCTATATCTTAATCTTTTTCCACTTCCCATATAACCATCATCTAGATTATTTGTACTGTGCATTCCTATATAATATCTATTTGTTATAATACAAGTAGTCTTATATAAGTAATGAATCGTTTTCTGTTTCCTTGCCATACATCTATTTTAATATAAATATACGACAAAGTACAAAAAAGTCAAGGGTCGGAAGGGTTAGACTCGAACTAACACTCTGCGGTTCCGATTAGCGTTTTATTTGCTGAACTTAATCTTTAAAACAGATTAAACTTTTTGCAATACCGCTGCCTCTACCAATTGGGCTACCTCCCGTATTAAGAGTAAATTTAAGGTTTCATTTACTCTTCTGCATTTCTGCCATCATAAATTACCGCTAAACCGCTAAATAAAGTTTCATTTATAATAGTCGAGTTTTTACTTTAAAACCATCACTACGAAAAAAGCAATTACTGTATGGTCGTAATTTACCTTCAGTTTTTAATTCCAGAATGTTTAAAGAGCCTATCTGCGGACATTTAACTGAAAACGTGACCTTTCGCTCTACCTTGTGACTTCGGAAGGATTCGAACCTTCGACCTACGCATTAGAAGTGCGTTGCTACTATCCAGCTGAGCTACGAAGCCAATTTGTGGAATTTTTCGGCTTTCCACTACCTATCTGACCATTCGCATCAGAACCAGTGGTCTCTGTTTTTTTCATCGTATTATTACTAATTAGGTACCACCCTAACCATACGACTATATGAACGGTAGTTCAAACGTATTTTATCATAGACATTCTACATATATACGTGGGCCATGGACAGCCCAATATTTTTTAGTGAGTAGCATTGTGATTTATGTGAGGCTCTACTGAGAAATATTTTAACGCTTTGCGTGCCTTTTCATGTTCACTACTCTAAAGATTCTACTCTCTCCATTACTGAGAATCACCTAAATGTGGTCCTTGATGGGCTCGAACCATCGACCTACTGATTATGAGTCAGTTGCTCTAACCTACTGAGCTAAAGGACCAAGTGTAACCGAATTTCGGTTACGCTTTTTTATAAATCTAACATTTTTTGTGGGTTTGAACCATATATGTTAATTTCATAGTTTTCTGGTAATTTAAGTACTTTAACTATTTCATTTTTAACAAATTTCTCCCACGCATAACAAATCAATTTAAGTATTGCATCATTAGTCAATCTAAAACTTTCATTGTTTTTAGAATTAAGTAATCTGTTTCTTAACGCTAGTATTGGTGAATTTTGTTTTAAATCAATACCAGTTGATAATTTAGTTAAGAAATCTTCAGCTAAAACATCATCAACTTCAGAAAACAAATAGTGGAAACTAGACACAACTGTTGCTGTTAATAATCCACAGCTTTTTAATGACATGTTTTTACCAAATTTAATACTTTCATCGATATTTTTTAAACTATTGTAGTATTCTTCAATATCAGTGTTAGATAATGTTCTATTATCTGAAGCTTTGCTAGTATAACTAAATTTACCAGTTTTGAAAGCGTTAATAAATTTACAAACAGCAGAAGCCGTTGTTGCGTTGCTTACACCAGCAATACCTAAAACATCAGAACCAGTTCTTTTTCTTCCACTATCAATAGTTGGAAAAGTTTCTGGGTCAATTCCAGACGTAACTAAAAATCTAAATGTCATTCCGCTAACAACAATGCCATGTAATCTGTGTTGTCCGTTTGATAAATTACCTTTTGCATTAAAAGATAAAGTCTCACCGTTAAACTTCCAGTTACCATTTTCCATTTCTTTAGCTAATTTAATCACATTAGTTTTAGAAAGAGGTCTATTCTCATTATTGTATTTTTCCAAAATTTCAGATGCTAAATCTGGTGTTACAACAATGAATCTAACTTCGCACTCATTACCGTCAACTACATAACGACCAACGCTAGAACCATTAATTGTGTATGCATCTAATAACTCAATTAACGCTGCGTTTCTTTCAATATCGACATGAGTTAGGGTATCCATATCGATTGTTTTACTCTCATTATTCATATTACTCTTTTTTTTTACAAATTTACTAACTTAATTTTAACTTTGCAAGTTTTTTTGCAACAAGAAATAAAAATTTTTTATTTCCTTCTTTTTCTTTCCATGTTTTGTATTCAACAATTGATTCATTCAACACATTAGTTACCCATGATTCATCTTTAATATCATTTGATTCTAAAACAAAATCATATAACTCCCATGGTGCTATTTCAGCATTATTAGTATTAATCGTTAGATACGCATATTTAACATAGTCATTTTCATTTTCTACAGAAATTGAATGGAAATCATCATCGTTTCCTTCATAATATATACCACCAACGTTTTCACCAAAACTAGTAACAATAAAAACTTCTGTACTACCATTATAACCACTAAAATGTTCTATTTGTTCATACAAACCTTTACCAATAGGTACCGACCAAAAACCACCATATTCATCATCAAACGAATCATTTAAGTCTGGGATAACATACAACTCATCACATGTTTCTAATAAATCATGTGTATAATAACCACCAGTGAACTCAACGATTTGAACATTAAACTTAGAAAGAGTTTGGCGAACTGCTGACACTAAGTTAGGGTTCGCCCTATTGGACTTTGCCAAATATACTCTTTTCATCTTTTTAGATTTATCTAGTTTAAAATACATGGATTACTTTTCATCAGAACCGAACCACTCGTTGTATATTGCTTGAGCTTCTTCCAACTCCATTTCTTTAAGAGCAATCTCCATTTTTGTTGAGTGTAACTCACGTACCCATAATTTAGCATCAAAGTCTTTTGAACCTGGACGTAAAGAATACGTATTGTCTGGCGCTAAGTCAGTTAGGTTAGCTAACTTGTTTTGTAACTCTAATTTTTCTTTCTTCAATGCTTGAACGAAAGATTCTACTTCTAATACAGTAGTGTCAGCTAACATTTTAGCTCTTGCTTCTTTGATTTCAGCGTTAGATGCTGATAACGTTTTTACAAACTTACTCATTTTATTTACTTTTTAAATTTATACTACAAATGTATGGATAATATTTTAATAATCCAAATATTTTTCAACTTTTTTTTTAATCTAAATAAATGTCGTGGTATTCAATAGCATACGCATCTATCATCGCACCTATTTCAAAATAATAATAGAACATAGTTTCACTATGTGAATGTTCTAACATACTAATAACGTAATTAGCAAGTATCTGTAATAGTTTTATTTTAAATTCTTTTTTCATATTACAAATATACATTAAATAATTGATTAATCCAAATTTTCTTCTTCGTTTTCTTTTAAAACTTTGTTACCTTTCGTATAAGGTGGGTCAAATACACAGTGACGACATCCACTGCCGCAACAAGTTCCTCTTTTCTTTAAATAATGTTCTGTGTATATGATTTTACCTTTTTCTAAGTAATAATCCTTACCTTCTTCAAAACTAAATTTTTCCATGTGGAACAGAAGAGAATCGAACTCTCCACTCTCTCCTTGCAAGGGAGAAACGCCAGCCTTGGTACATGCTGCCCCAGATAAATGAAGAAACCACGGTTTTACGGTGAATTACCAACTTCATTTTTATTTTAGACTTTTAAAAGTCAAGCGGTCTATGAGAGAATCGAACTCTCACCACAGCATAGACAGTGCCGTATCCTAGCCATTGGACCAATAGACCAAATAAAACACCCAGTTACACGATTTGTTCTACACCAAACTCAACACTTCGAACAAATCCCTTCAACTAACTACTCGTTTGGTTCTTTCGTTAGTCTCCCCCTCCTATCTCTAGGTTTAGGGTTAGAAGCCTACCAGTCTTACCTCACTAAGTGTTTTGTGGAGGATATCGGAATCGAACCGATGACCCCTTGCGTGCAAGGCAAGTGCTCTAGCCAGCTGAGCTAATCCCCCTTTATAGGTTTGGTAACTATTCTCAAGTTTCGAACCTCTTAATAGCTTTTACATCTCCACAATCGCCAAACCACGCAATTGTTTACCATGGGCGGAACTAGGGGGAATCGAACCCCCATCTTCTGATAGACAGTCAGACATCGTAGCCGTTGGACCATAGCTCCTTATATTCGGTGGGAACACTATATCATCCGCTCATAGAGTCTGTCAATAATATAGGTTCATCACCTCACTTGTATTGGGTACGGGATTCGAACCCGTGTCAACCGCTTCACTGCGGCCATCCTATCCACTAGACGAACCCAACAACCGACTCAATCAGTCTGCAAACCTTTATCATCGGCTCTCTTGCAAGTGTTGCAGCACTCGCTTGATAGTACTCCCAGAGAGAATCGAACTCTCATTACCAGATTGAAAACCTGGGGTCCTAACCGTTAGACGATAGGAGCGTGTTATCTGTCTTTCCAGATTGTCATACTCATCCTCTCCACCGATACGTAACTATAAGTGCGAGCGTTTGCATTCCGTGAGGGATTCGAACCCTCGCCTTCACTTAGAAAGAGTGACGTGTTAACCCCTTCACTAACGGAACATTTAATTTTGTGAGAAGGGTGGGATTCGAACCCACATGGCTGGATTTTCAGTCCAGTGCATTGACCAACTTTGCTACCTTCCCATTATAGTGCGATGCTCTACCAACTGAGCTATCTGTCCATTGTTTTAATTTCACATTGCAAATGTATTAATAATATTTTTAATTTGCAAATATTTTTTTATTTTTTTTTCTAATCTTTCAAAGAACGTTTTCTTTAATTTTGTTTTACAAATGTATGAACTATTTTTTAAACTTCCAAATTTATTTGTAATATTTTTTTATTTTTTTTTTCAAACCTATATAAACAAAAAAAGGTTGACTGTTTAGGTCAACCTTTCAAATATAGTATAGTTACTTAATTAACTACATACATAGGTTGACCTCCCTAGGCTAAAATCGGCCTCGGCTGCGAAGAAGTCAAATTCAAATATGTTATTAATTGTTCTCATTTTTTATCTTTATTAATTAAATATACACTAATATACTAAAAGTTCGTTTATTTGTCAAGTTTTTTTTATAAATTATCGTTTTTTTCTTCTTTAAATATTTTAACGCTTGTAGGTCCTACCTCAAATGCGTAACCTTTTTCATTAAGTCTAGATTTATTATTCTCTACAATGTTTTTATATATAAAATCTTTTTGACCTTTTGAACCTTCCTTATCTTGACCATTAATAATAATTAAGAAAGGTTCATATTCTGATAAAAATTGTAATAAAGCTTCACCAACAGTAGATAAAATTTTAAAATACGCTTTAGTTGTTGTTTTAAATTTTTGAATCATATTATTACCAACAGAAAACGCTAAAACATAAGTTTTTTTATTTGACACTAAATCAATAAAATCTATTTTAACGTCATAACCAGATTCTTCGTCAAATGAAATCTCATAATCATCACCATACTTTATTATGTTAAAACCACCTTCTTTAATATAAGGTGGATAATAACTTAAATTACCAATTTCATTAATATTATCTAGATTTTCCCTTAATAATTGTTTTATACGTTTTTTCATACTTATAAATATAGTAACACTATTAAAAAACTTAGTTGTACGGATAGTCAGACTCGAACTGACACGCATATTTCAGCAAATGCTTCTAAGGCATTCGGGTCTACCAATTCCCCCATATCCGCATATGTAGCCCGAGAGGGAGTCGAACCCTCACCCCGAAGGACTGGAGCTTAAATCCAGCGTGTATACCAATTTCACCATCGGACCGTTTATTGTAGGGGTAGAGGGATTCGAACCCCCGACCTATTGCATGTAAGGCAATTGCTGCTACCGCTGAGCTATACCCCTATTTTTTATCTTTAATCATATTTGTTGCACAACAATCATATAGTTCTGCTATGTTTTTCTTTCCAGGTACATTTAGATTATCCAGTAACCCACTATCAATCCATTTCTGAATTATTTCTTCACGTATGTTTTTCATATGTTCAATATTGTCTGATATTGAATGACCTAAGTTTTCCATGTTCTTAATTTTTGTTGGACTGGGAATTTCGAAATCCCGACTTCTGCCATGTTAAAGCAGCACTCTGCCTCTGAGTTACAGTCCAATATGCTAGGTTTTACCCTAGCTTTATAAATGTTTCATTCTTGATGGCTTTGCTTATCCATCTAGCTAATTCAGAACCTCTGATTTCAGCTTCAAAACTAGTTGTACCTAAATCACTTGATAATTGAATATTCAACTGGCCATCATTAGCTGATTCTATTGTTTTTATTGGAAATTGGTATAATTCACCCATAACTACGATGTTGTAATACAAATTACCAGCAATGTAGTGACTAAACGTTGCCATATTCTTAGACTTCATTAAGTCTTTTTTGATTTCTATTTCGTTAAGCATAACCATTTTCTTTTTTCCATTTATCATGCATTTGATTAATTGTATGGTAAGGACTTCCTTCACCTTCAATTATTTCATCAAACCCATTTTCTTTTGTTATTACAGACTCTTCTGATTTAATCGCACCTCTGTACTTATCACCATAGCTACCAGTAACAGTTTTTGATGCTGGGTCGATGTCGCCCCAAGATGTTCTCCAACTTCTTGGTTCGATGTACTCAATGTAATATTTTTTTCCAGTTTCTGGGTAGAAAACTACCTCTCTTCCAGTTTCCTCTCTGTTAACTAGGAAGTCTTTTCTTACGTCTGTCATAACACTTGTTTTTACTTTCTTTTAGTCTTTAACAACTTTTTTATTATTTTACCCCAATTGAAATTACTTTCCAATTTGTTTACGTTTGGTCTAAGGTATTTTCTAGACCCTTCCATTTTTCCGCTAATCACTGTTCTAGTGGTTATTTTGTCGTTGTTTGTTTCCATACTCTTTTTTTTACTTTTATATTATTATTTTATCTTTTGAGGCATCGACTGGATTCGAACCAGTGTGGGAGGTTTTGCAGACCTCTGCCTAGCCACTCGGCCACGATGCCAAATAAAAAAGGCCTATCAGTTATTTGATAGGCCTTTCGTATGTTTATTTTATGACTTCTTTAACATACATAGCCCACCACGTTTACCACTAGTAAACATAAAAGTAACGCTGATTGTGTGTAAAAAGTTTTCATAGTTTTATTCTTTTTTATTATTAAATATATCACATCTATTAAATGTTATACAAATGTACGACATTTTTTTAGATTTGTCAAGACTTTTTTTAATTATTTTCTATTTTTTTTAAAGCTGGTGAATCTAAAGGGTCAGCTAGTTCATAACCTAACGCTCTTAGTTCAGCAGCATTTTTTTCTATTACTTGATGATAGATGTTATCTTTTTGACCTTTCTTGCCTCTAGCGTCAGCACCAGCTAAATCAACATAATCTGGTTGAACTTCTTCTAAAAATTGCATAAGCGCTTCTTTAACTGTTGCTAAAATTTGAAAATAATGTCTAACATCAGTTTTATCAACAGAAATAGTTCTACCATCAACACCAAAACTAAAACTATATGACGTGTCATCCATAGGGTTAACATACGCTGCAATATTTATATTTTTATCTAATACCTCATCGTAAAAGAATGTTTCGTAATTATTACCGCTAAATTTATGAAAATGAAACTGACCTTTTTTATATCTTGGATTGCTTAACTCACCAACTTCAGATATTAAACTTTCTCTTAGTAATTCTTTTATTAATTTCTTCATATTAATAAATATATTGACAAATTGAAAATTAATCGTTATAATTATAATTATGGGATATGTTTATTTGTTATTTTGCGTCAATAAAGACGGTAGTGAAGGTTATAAGATTGGTATTACCAAGAATGACCCAAATAAACGTGTAAAGCAATTGCAGACTTTTCACAAATTATAGATATTTATTAATAAAAATAAAAATGAATTATATTTACGTATTGAAAGACCCTATAACTGATGAAATTAAATATGTTGGTAAAAGTATTAACCCATATGATAGATGTAGGAAACATATTAGCGAAGCTAAAATTACTGGTGCTAATAATCATAGAATTAATTGGATAAAATCATTATTAAAACTTGGTTTAACCCCCAATATGGAAATAATGGATGAAATAGATGGTGAATGGGAATGGTTAGAACAATATTGGATAAGTCAATTTAAAACATGGGGTTTTAATTTAACAAATGGAACTTTTGGTGGTGAAAATCCTCCTTCATGGAAGGGTAGAACACATACTGATGAATATAAAGAAATTAGAAGAAAATTAATGAAAGATAATAACCCAGCTAAAAATATGACAAATGAGTGGAAAGAAAATATTAGTAAAGCACATAAAAAAAACAAATACAATCCTATAGTAGCGTCTGAGGTTAATAAGAAAAAAGTGTGTCAATTAACTTTAAGTGGTGATGTAATTAAAGTTTGGTCTTCAATAACAGACGCAGCGAAAGGTATTGGTCTTAAAAGTAGTTATGGTATTGGTGCTGTATGTCGTGGTGAAAGAAATAAATCTGGTGGTTTTAAATGGAAATATTATGAATAAAGGTTTTGTATATCTATTACTAGCGATAGATGAAAAAGGTGATGAAAAATATAAAATAGGTGTAACTAAACGTAGCATAGCTAAACGAATTTCTGAATTACAGACTGGGAACGCATATAAGATTCAATTACTTAAATTTTATAAGTCTGAAAACTACTTAAAAGTAGAACGTTTTTTACATAGAAAATATATGATAAAAACTGAAGCTGAAAATGAGTGGAGAACACTTACTGATGAACAAGTTATTTCATTTATTAAAGATTGCGAGGAAGCCGATAATAATATCAACTTCCTTTTAAAAAACAATCCTTTCTATAAATAATTAAAGACTTCGAAATCTTTTAACAATCTCTTCATCTGACAACGGTGCATGTCTTTTGTACCATTTAAGTAATACTTTATCACCGTTAATTACCATATCAGAAATACCCCATTCTCGAATAATATCTTTATGATACCTAGTTTCTATAACGTTTATTACACTTCTTTTGTAATCTTCATCCCAGAAACCTAGTATTTCCATATTCTTCTGGTGTAATTCTAAAAATTCTTTTCCGTCCATATTATAACTTGTAAAATTCTCTTCTTATTTTAACCAATAAAGTATTAACCAATTCTGGGTCAATCTTGTTTGGTAAGTCTGATTCGTCAAAGATTCTATCCATCTCTTTGATTTCAGCTTCTGCTGTATCAATAAGTGTATCTAAATCAACTTCACCACGTCTAATCGCTAACAATTCTTTAGCGTCTGGTCGTCTAACGATAATACCTTCACCTCTACCAATTTCTTTAGCCATTCTGATTAATCGCATACAATGCATCATGTTTTTACCGTCAATCTTTTGACCATGTGCTTGTGTGTCAACATAACGCTGTTCATTTCTGTTAGCCAACCATTCTTCATACTCTTTGTAATCTTTACAATGCATTGAGTAACCATCTTTGTTATAGATAATGTTACAGATAGGTTTTTCACCTTTTGGTATACTAGATAACCTTAATTGATTTGATTCAGCAGCGTTTGCACCTTCACCAGTCTTAACAAGACCTTTATATCCAAAACCCATAGGGTAACCTTCTTCTTTTCTCCAAGCTTTAGACTTTTCTCTAATATCTTCTGGAATGTTTTCGTTAAAACAGTTATTAGCATCAACATCAAAGAAAACAGCATAAACATCTCTAGCGTTAGGTACGTTAGTTACACCGCAAAACTTTTCATCATATGTACCGTTATTCCACACTTTCCATGGAATAGATTTTTCACCTTCAATAACATATACAAAGTCCAATACATCTTTACGAGTTACTTTATCTTTCTCCCAATTCTGTTTTTTGTTAAGACCTCTAGCTTTTTGGATTTGCTGTACAGCATAACCAGCAAATGAGTTCTTACACCTTTTGGTAATAAAATCAGCCTTGTGGTCCAATACATATTGGAACAATGGATGTTTTGTGATGATACAATCTTCTGGTGTGTTAAGCAACTCTAAAACTGTAGGATTTGAGCTTCCCATTAGTTCTAAGAACCTTTTTAACTCCCAACCAGTATAGTCAGCATTAACATTCAACTGTTCAACATATCCAGTACCCAAGATATTATCAATAGGTAACATGTAAACGAATTTTCGGTCTTCGTCAGACGTTGGTGTCTGAGTACCATAGGCTTGACTACCAATAATGCATTCAAAAAGAATCAATCCATTCTCTTTAAGGTAATCGTATGTAATTTTCTGTGTCATATTCTTAATTTTTAACAAAGGTATGTATAATTTATTAATCTACCAAACATTAACCTATTTATTTTTTAAAATATTCTACTTATATTTAAAATAAAACATTATGACTGATATTAAAAAAATTAGTGTGGCATTGTCACCAGAGATTCTTAAACAATTAGAAGAAGGTAATTATAATAAATCCAAATTAATCGATTCACTTCTAACTGAACACTTTAAGAAAGAAAACGAAAAAAAGATTAAATAAAATTCGTACTAGTACGACTTTTTTAATATTTCTAGATATTTATAGATATAAACAATAAATATTATGGGAAGAAAAGCAAAAACAACAGAAGAAAAGAAAGGTAAATTATCTATTACCATATCATCAGAAAACTATGACCAACTTGTTAAAGATGGGATGAATAAGTCACAACTAATCAATTGGTTGTTAGAGCAGCATTTTAACAGTCTTAACAATGGAAAGTAAGGTTTGCACCAACTGTGGTGAAGAAAAAGCATTGTGTGACTTCTATAAACGTTTAAATCAAACAACAGCACAGTGTAAAGAATGTATTAAATCAAACATGAGGGATAAATATAAAGAAAACCCATCTAAAGATATTGAATACAGTAGAAACTACCGAAAAGCTAACCCATTAAAAGGTCGTGAAGACGCTAAGAAATGGCGTGAGGCTAATCCAGATAGAGATAAAGAAAATAAGGCTAAATGGTTAGCTAAGAATCCAGATTACGAGAAAGAAAGAAGTAAACGTAGACGTAAAGAAACACCACACATATTTGCATGGCGTGATATGTTAAAAGACTCATTAAAAAGGCTAGGAAAGAAAAAAGAAGGTCATACAATAGACCTTCTTGGATATTCTGCTCTGGAATTAAAAGAACACATAGAATCTTTATTCACCGAAGGTATGACTTGGGATAACCATGGTGAATGGCACATAGACCATATAAAACCAGTAATTACTTTCGACCCAGCAACACCTTCTAGTGTCGTAAATGCTTTGAGTAATCTACAACCATTATGGTCTACTACAAGAGAGATAGATGGTGTTGTTTACTTAGGGAACTTAAACAAAGGAAAATATCAATTTTAATTTTTATTGGGTTTAACACCAATTGTCGGTCTTGAACGAAAACGAATAGCTAATAAATCATCTTTTGATTTTCTTAGGTGCTCATTAAAGAAATCTCGATACTCTTCTTGTTTTTCTTTTGATAATTTTTTAATCCCATATTCTTCTTCACATAATTCCATGCGTTTTAACCAAATAATATCATCATATGTTCTATATGGGTTAGAACTACGTCTATTTCTACGTATTTCTTCTCGTTCTTTTTCAAATGTTTTAACAATATTTAACGCATTTTGATAATCAGTCCAAGTAAAAGTCATAATATGTGAATTGGTTTAATAAAAATTACTATAAGCGTTCTACTTATTTTTTAAAAAGTATAAAAAATACTGTATGACCATCCTCAAAATTTTCAATTATTTCAAAATCTGTATATTCATCTGAATATTCATCAATTACTTTTTCTATTTTTTTAAACAACTCACTACCTATATTGTAGTCAAGTAGTACAATATCATCTAATTTTACTTTAACAACTTTATCTTTTTTAAGTTGTTCTAGTTTAAGTTTCAATACGTTTTTAAATATTTGTTTCATTTTATTTAAGTTTTAAATTTATAAGACAAAGATACTAATATTATTTCAATTTGTCAAGCTTTTATTATTTTTAATTCATTAAACCAACGTAATCTTTGTTAACGTTTAATTGTTCAATATAACCAGTCCCTAAGATGTAATCTTGTGGTAGGATATATACAAACTTTTTGTCAACGTCAGACGTTGGTGTTTGGGTTCCGTATGCTTGAGAGCCGATAATACATTCAAATAAAATCAACCCATTCTTTTCTAAAAATTCGTGTGTAATCTTTTCCATTTTATTTTCTACCTAAAGTTAAATTTTTCTCAACTCGTATTTCACTATTCTTCAATGTCCAAATCTCACCGTTATCCATAGCACATGTAAACATCAAATCATGTTCTTGTGAATAATCTATAACCAAAAAAGCATAACCTTTCATGTTATCTGAT